GTATATTTTATTATTTCTGGTCAGGTGGAGAACCCCCCCGGGCCCACACAACAATGCTATAAGTTGTGTGAGAGTGGTTCCCTCGCGCTAGAGCCCTAGCATTTGTTAGATCAGGACCGGCACAATGTTTATACGTTTTGTATCCCGTACATGACGGTAATGTATTGTTTTGCTTTTGGTTAACGAAGTTTGTATACCGCAATAGCGGTCGGCAAGGGGGATCAACCCCACCAATCAAATCGCCAACAGGACAGCATCAAGAACGTAGGGCCCAGCCACGCTCGCGAAAGCGGCGACCTGGTCCCACATGGTGTCCTTGATGAGCTTGCTGGACTCAGTAGGCGACCCTTGCACCACCAGCGGCACTGAACGTGCTGCATTCGCGACAAGCTGCTCAACGGCATCATTGCGCGGTGGCGGTGGTGTGGCCATTTCGATATAGTCTGTCTCTTCCACGGGGACGAGTTCAGCGTTAACGATCAGTTCAACGTAGAGGATGCTCTGGTCGTTCACGTGGGCCATAGTATGGCCAAAGACAGTAGCGGAACTCCACCCTGGAGCCTCGGCAGTAATGTCGACATAGTCTTCAACCTCTTGACCATTGGTCTTGAAGTTGACACAGAATTCGGCGTCATAGCGAGGCATCCGAGTGGTGCCTGAGTGTAGATTGGCGGTGAGGTCAATCGTAGAAGGGATGTCTCCCATGTGGGTGAAAGCACCCACGATTCCGTCTGCGGAGGTTGGCGCAACGACGGACATGCAGTGGGCACCCATGGAGGTGATCCGATAATAGCTGTAGTTGGAGGCACTGTACCCGGGAAGCGGTTGCCACGCTGCCCAGGCATTGACTGCCCCCCCCGTCGCCTTCCGGTATCCGCCAGAGAGATTAGCACGAATCTGGAGAGCACCAAGCCCAGTCCCACTAGTGAACTGGGTGAACGCGGTGCTCACACGAAAGGTTCGGCTGATCGACCGGACGCCGGCGTCAGTGCGACGAGCTCCACAAGCCATATCGCAAAGCGGATCGAGGCGAGCGCACAGATAATCGCAGAGTTTCGCCCTGTCCCTGGCCGAACATTGGAACGCGGGGCTGCGCTGCGGGCGCGGGCCCTTGCGCGACTTACGCTTCTTCTTGTTTGCCGTAGGATTGGACATTGGCTTCCCTGCCACCATCTGTAGACCCGTCCCCTTCTTCTTTGCCATTTTTGTTTGTGGTTTGCCGTAGTGTATAAATATGCCTTGGTGTTTGCGAGTTTGTGTTATAAGGTCCGCCCGGTGGTAAGCTGCTCGATGCACTCGCTGTAAAGCACCGAATCGCTGGGAGCAGGCTTGGACCACGTCATCTCACTCAACCCGTCAAAGTAAGATTCCATGGCCATCTGCTCGTCGGGGGTGATGCCGTACGTCTCAAACATGGATATGCGAGACGCGACTGTGATTTCACCCCTGACGTAGGACATGTTGCGGCTCCATGTCCTCATACGGTAGTTGTACCCGTCGTCCTTTCGCTTGGATGCCCGAGCTCCTCTTCCTAAATAGCGGTAAAAGGCACCATAGACCGGCAAATTGCCAGCTAGTGCCAACCCGCACCGTGATTTAGCATCACGGTAGAAGTCAAAGTCGGCTTTGCTTTGTAAGTTATGGATGGTACACAGATCCTTGGACAGGACCTGTGTGAGATCCCTGACCATAGTGTGCCTAACACCGTCGTGGTGTAGGTATGACTTACAATGCTGCACCTTAGCGAGGTCGACAGCGGGGTCAACTGGGGGTTCCGAGACCATACTAAACCCGTGTTCATAGAAGAAGGATTCAATACGCCCTGACAGAGCCCCCAAGTCTCCCCTAGGTATCACCAGGAGAGTATCGTCACCGTCAATGACGGCGCGTCCTCGTATCCCCAGCTCGTCCATGAGGGTCCAATGTAGGATGCCCATGAGTAAATTCATGATCAAGCTGGTGTCCTGGTCGCCGGACCCTAGTCCGAAGTACCCTGTTGCCATGATCTTGTGTGTGGGAGTCTCACCAAACATGGTTTGGCGACCCGTCCTCCACGCTTCGACCCTGTCAATCAGAGGTTCGCGACCAAGCATCTTCCGGTAAATGGAGTGCATGATTTTCCGACAATGATCATCGACTGACGAGTCCGCATGACTTGCATCACACGGTACGACAATCGGATCATGGACGGCATCAATACACTCCAAGATGACGCTGGCACGTTCTTCGGCATTCAGTCCTTTAACTACCGTTCTGCCCCCATACAGTTTATCCACCGCCTTGTAGATCCTGTGTTCCGTCGGTTTTACAATTCTCCCAGTCTCCAGTGAAGCTTCATAGGACCTTGGACATATAATGCGCGGTTTATACGCTGATATGTCCTTGGAGGTCCCATCAAGGATTTCATACTTGATGAACACTTTCTGGCAGAAGTCCGCCTTGCAGAGATCCCTCTCTGCGAGCGAGGCGAGAGCTCGTTGGTATAACAGTTTACGCGAGCCAATGTAACAATCGACAACTTGCTGTCGAGACATAAGGTTGGCATGCCCTGCATACTTCACTACTCTACGGATCGCCCTGGCGCACGTCGTGCTCACCTTGTTCGTTGGGATGATGTTGGGTAGAAGCTGCCCGTTAACCACACGGCCAAGCTTTCGTTCCACCACCCCTCTGACTAAAGTCTGGGTATCAATGTTGTGCACAAAGAGGTTGCGTCCGCCACCGACGGGGGCGAACTGTGTTAGTGTGCGTTCTGCTGTTGTTTTCCGAGCCACAGTGGTTGCGGTGACTTTGACCTTGAACATCCTAGCGTGCTTCGCTTTAATCAGAGTTCGTGATAGACTCTGATAGTCGAAGGACGACACGCTAGAATGTCCAGCCACCACCACTGGGCTAACCTAGGCCGAGTAGGAAGGAGGAGCAGTGTTCCTCCCTGTCACGAAGTTCCGCATCTGGATGTACAATGTGTACGTCGGTTGATGTGAGTACTCGTGCCTACGTTTTGCAAGTCGGTCAGACATGTCCAATCTACGCGCCTGCAGCATGTCAGTGGTAGGGCTCATGACCATCCTGATGACGGTCGGCATCACCAAATTCTGGTGTACCGGTCGGACCTTACGGTCGTCCATGATCCTACGCACAAAAAGCTGCACGGCGCGTACGTTGGCATCGCTGGGGGTCGGAGGACCCACAGCGGCAAACTTAGCCCGGGCTGAGGCGACGAGAAAGCGCGTGAACGGTGCCTTCCTGAATCGTCGTCTCCTCTTAAAGTGTGCTTTGGTGAATGCACCACACCGTGGTACGTCGCACACGAGGGTAAATGCCTGCTCATGGCCCGTGTCTATGTTGATCGCACGGGCAGCGAAGCGGTTGGCGTTACCTCGTGCCACCTCGTCACTGAGTTGCCTGCCAACCAGCCCAGCAGGGGGGGCCGGCGGTGGCGGCGCGTTGCCCTCACAGTACGCTTGAAGACTGGAGTGGAACTCCGGCGAGTTCTCCACTGTCTGTATGGCCTGATCGAGGGTCGCCTCATAGTGCTCCGTTGTCGTATCGCTGTCAACAGTGATGCTGTAGGTGGTGCTACCTTGTTGCTGAATGCATGGTGACTCCTCATTATAAAGCCAACGCTCTCCGGAGAGAGTAGTGACCTCATACGGGTAGGAATCGTCCAAGCCATCCTCATCTTGGACATCCAGCTTCCCGACCAAGTTGTTCAACTCGTCAAGCTCGCTATCATCGATCCTGTAGCATCCATTGAGCATCCGATTGATGCCAATGGCGAATGGGGGACCTGCAACAGCAGCTACCACGCAGACGAGTGGCAACATGGTGGCGGGGGGGTTTACTAGTTAACGAACTAGTAGTCGG